GGCTCGTTTCTGGCTGGGCTGTTGGTTCCCCTTTGAATCGATTCATTGCGACACGCCCGAGCGCGTGTTATGTACATACATTAACATATATATTCTCAGTATTCTCTTAGTATATGTTAATGGTATTCTAAGCATAATGCGATGGTGGCATGATAGGCTTGTATCACAAGCAAGGAAAGGGAAGGAAAGATGCAAGCACCTGTGCTACTGGTGAGCGTTCACAAGCGCACAGATCATCAGTACCCTAGTGGACACATTGAGCGGCTTTCGTTCGATGTTCGCGTTCAGGTAGACCGTTTCTATGGCATCCATGACAACACTGCCATTGAGCGTGTAATCACATACGCCAATCAACAACATGGCTTCCGACTCACGCTTTCCGGGAAGATGGAAGGTGCATTCTTTGACCTTCACACGTGCGACATTTCCAGCGTTCGTCCCGAAGTTGGCGGGCCGTATCCGCTAGCGACGCCGGAACAAGTCAAAGAAGTTGCTTTGAAGCTGCACTGTGACGCTCACGTGACAGGTCCGGACTACATTAAGACTCTGAGAGGGGACAAGTAATGTACATCATGCGCACAATGCATGACGTGCGACAGACCGCAATCCGTTGCAACAACAAGTTCTTCAACCGTGAATCCATGCGATTCTTCAACTCGCGTCTGTGCGAGTCACTCACCCGCGTGAGTCCGAAAGACCTTTCGGTGTGGTTTGTCACGTCGGAGCGTCCGGACGCTTCGGTGTACGGTGGCCGTCGCTACACTGTCCGACGCGCACAGGTCACCTACCATGCTGTCCCGTGGGAAGCACGTAATGACCTGAACAGTTGGTCATGGGACAATGAATATGGAGAAAAGGCTCCGGACGGTATGGTGTGGGCGATGCGTTTCAGCATTGAGACCGTGGGGGAGTTCATGGAGCATGGGACGCGGCAGGATGCTTACAAGGCTTTGGTTCGGGGTATGCTGGCCTAGTATGATTGTCTCACTCGCACCTTATCGGTGTGGGTGGGATTGTCCTACTAGACACGAAAGGTGGAGGACAAATGACCGAAATAACCAAGGTCACCATTGGCAAGAAACTGACTGGCGTTGCGGGACAGATTGGCTACCATGCCACTGTGGAATACACCGACGCCGACCCTGTGACGTGTTTGTTTACCCAAGTAGGTGATACCGGTCCAGTGACCATTGATCAGTGGTTCATTGATCGGAGTGTTACTGAGCGCTGCGGTAGCAAGTTGTCACCCAACTTCATCCTGATTTTCTTTGGTCAGTCGGCCTAGTGTGATTGTCTCACTCGCACCTTATCGGTGTGGGTGGGATTGTCCTACTAGACACGAAAGGTGGAGGACAATGGCACGTTACAGGGTGGAAAGCAACAACGGAGAGAACACAAGCTATGTTCCCGGTTGGGGCATTGTGTATCCTGCACGCTGCAATGGTGCGCTGCATGACATTGCTTTTGTGTTTTCTCTCGGCTATGGTGGTTCGGGGTTTGTGCACTTCGGTTCGGATGGGCACCCTTACGGTTTGAACTTGACGAAAGCGAGTGTTGCCCGTTTGCTCAAAATGCGCCGAGACTTTGCTTACGGAAAGGTGGAGGACAATGGTTAAGATTGCTCCGGTTGGCTCAACCGTGACATTCATTCTGTACACTATCCACAGTGAACAGACGGTTTCCGGAAAGGTGACAGCACACAAGCACAGGGGAAGCGGTGACAAGGTTACGTCATTGTTGGTTGACTTGACCTACATGGGCGCTGGGCATGTTGCTTTGCCACCGGACAAGGTTTTGTCATGGGAATGAAACCTTGGACGCCGGACTACCAACCGGACCAACAACTCAACCAATCGAACCAACCGCCGCGCAATCGGTTTACCAATGATGGCGGTTGGTGGGTGATCCTGATTATTGTCGTACTACTAGCCATGTGGATTGAGGCTCACTAATGAAACGCAACAAGAAACAAGGCTCGTTCTGGCAACGCGCCATGAGGTATGCCAGTAGTGTCGAGCTACAGGCCAATGCCCTGAACCGCGCTCTCGGCTCGGATAGGGACGTGGTTTATCGGGATGAGGTTTCGTGGGATAACAGGGAGTGGAAATGAAAGCCAAAGCAAAAAATGCTCAAAGTGTTTTGTGGGGCATGTGTTCTCAATCACATTGCTCGGTGGGGCCGTCGAGAATATCTGATTCGAGCTATTATGACCAATGAGCCAGACACCTACTGTGATTGCGGACGCATTGCACATTTTGAGTTGGGTAAGCTATGAACTTGCACCTGACTCTGATCGGTGGGCCTGCCGCGCAACCACGACAGGCCTGTGACGCCAAGCTCACCGCACCGGTCCTGTCGATCGGTGGCGTACGGTACCTCCGGCAGCCCACGGTCGACCCGTGTGAGCTTGTCTACCGGGCAGAGGGCTACTGTGAGCATGAGTGGTCGGATTGGCGTCTGGTGCATCACGGGGACGGGCGTGCTCCGGAGTTGTGGAGGGTGTGCACGTTGTGTCCGGTGCAGGAGTGGGAGCCGTTTTCTTTACCGGTATAGAAATGCCCCGGTAGCACTAGGCTACCGGGGCATTTCTGTGTCTAGACCTTACTGTCCGCGTTGGTTGCCGCGACTGCGGCTGCGGACTCACCGGTCAGGAATCGGGTGTTGTCTCCCGAGAGCGTGACGTTGAACACCATTGCTGCGGCGCATGGTGTTGCAGGGTGTGCTTGGTTCCACGTCTTGAACCAGGCGTAGGCTTCCGTGAAGTAGGTTGCCTGATTGGTTACGGTGGAGTTGTTCGTGTTGTATTCCATCACCATCCAAGGACGTCCCCATGTGAGGATCTTCTGCATCATTGATGGCATACTACCGGACGGTGTTGTGAGTTGTGTTTCGAGACTGGTGGTTGATCCCGAGCCTTGGTAGGGGTCGATGCCTACGTAATCCACCTTTGACCAGTCAAGGCATGTGTCCCATGCCCATGTGTGGAATGCTGAGGACACGTTGAATGTCCACGGTCCCATAATGCAAATGCCGAGTGTGAGTTCGGGCCTGCCTTTGGCGTGGATTATGTCTGCGAGCGTGTTTTGCAGGAGTCCCCATTCTGCAAGGGTGAAGTATCCTGCGTTGATTTCCTGTTCCGGTTCGTGCCATGCAACGATGGTTGTCTTGTGCCCGGATGGTATTGTGTCCAAGAATGCAGAGAAAGCATTCTGCAATGTGGACGAGTGGTTGAAGGTGATCTGGCCACCGGAATAGTCCGGTTTGAATGACCAACAGGACCAAATATCCTGTGCAACGTCAAGCACCATATCCGTACTGGTGTAAGACGCTGGGTGGTTTCCGCCGAGGTAGGAGCGTCGGATCAGAAGGTCGCCAACAAGTGCTTCCAAGTCTGCCCATGTGGTTGAGCTATCGTTCGTGGTTGCTGCTCCAATGACGGGCTTGATCCATGCGACCGGGGGAGGTTCAACATCGTTGGAAACAACTACTTGTACGAGGTCAGCATCGATCAGCCCATACGGTGTGAGGACTTGTTCCAGATCGGCGTCGAACAGTCCGGTATCGTCGCGGGCTTTCAGGTGGTCCATGGTCGCGAGAAGCATGTTGCTATCCAATCGTGATCGGCAGCGCAATCACACAACCGCAAATACCTGTGGAACTGGCAGCCGTGGCAGTCATTGACTGTACACCGGTAGCTGTCACAACCTTGTATCCAACGAGAAGTGCACGGTCCGACGATCCTGCCGCTGTCACAATCTTGTACACTTCCGTTCCCGAGTTCAGCGAGTAAACTTGCGCTGAACTATGAGCGAAAATGCCGAACACAATGGTGTCAGGAACCGTGGTTGCTGCATCAGTGGAGGCTGTAAGCGTTGATGCCGAAGCATTAGCTCCTGCCGAAACATTGTAAGCAACTCCATCGGCATCATCACCAGAAGTTGCGTCAGGTGTTGCTGTGGACACGTTATGCAGACTGATAACGGTTGACAGCACTCGGAAGTTCGTGTTTCCCGGACTAGCGAATGTGACTGTTGCACCTGCTGGGATTTCCGTTGTAACCTTACCCCAAATGACACCACATTCAACGGTGGAAGCTCTGCCTGCACTGGAGTTCCGCCATGAATCCACGGCACCCGCACTTAGCGTGATTGCCTGTGAACCATGAGTTCCGGTTCCTGTGCCTTGACCGTAGCAACAAAGAATAATGTCACCAACAGGGATTGCTGCCCCGGTGGTAACAGCACCTTCACTAGTGGCCGTGTTGATTTGGTAGCCGTCAGCGGAGACAACTGGTGTCAGAGGTCCGACAGGTGTGTACCATACGATTACGGTTCCAACGGGTGTTTCCGCTGGAACCTCATCACCAGTTTGCAGCACGATAACGCCGGGGGAAATGCCTGCTGCTACGGCTGCCGCTGTGTCGTCAACGTACTTCTTTGATGCGCTATGTCCGTCTGCCGTGGGTGTTACGGGAACGTATACCTGTCCGGACGAATCGCGGGAAACAATGGAGTCCGCTGCGGCTGCTGACGCACGAACAGTGGTCATTACCTGTTCGCCGTCGGTGGCTACCACATAGACGCGAGGATACGAGTCGGTGGTGTCGTCACGGGGAAGTGCTTCATCTGCCTTTGTGCCCTGTGCCGCTGTGGCATAGTCAGTGATCGCTGTAGCTGCTGCCGTGCCGAGAGTGGGCTTTCCGGAAAGGCTGGAATACGCTCCGGAGGTTGCGACCGCAGCGAGTGATCCGGGCTGCACGGCGCTGTCGGCCTTGATGCCCTGTGCCGCTGTGGCGTAGCTGTCCGCCGATGTGGCGGCAGCCGTTCCGAGTGCCGGGCGTCCTACGAGGTCGCTGTAGGCTCCTGTGCCTGCCACGGTGGCGAGCGTGGGTTTGCCTGTGAGGTCTGTGTAGGCTCCGGTGGTGGCGACCGTGGCGAGTCCTCCGGGTTGTAGCGCGGTGTCGGCCTTGGCACCCTGTGCAGCGGTCGCGAACGCGCCAGAATCGGCTCCTGCGGCGCTGCCAAGCTCGGGTGTGCCTGTCAGGTCGTCGTAGGAGCCGCTGGTGGCTACAGGGGCGAGCGTGGGTGTTCCGGTGAGGTCTGCGTAGTCGCCGGTGGTGGCGACGGTTGCGAGGTTGTCCGGTGTTCCGGCTTCTACTCCTGCAATGGCTTCGGTGAGTTGTGCGTGTGTGACGAACGTTTCGTATTCTTTGGCATTGTCACGTTCGATTTGTTCGTTGACGAATGCCTTGCTTCCTTTGATGCCCATTGGTGGCTCCTAAGTAGAGTCTTGGATTGACTTGACACGCATTCCCGGCCAATCCGTAACATGCTCTCGGAGATTTTCAGGAATGTGAGGAAGATGTGCAGGATCAACACCTGAAACTCGAAACCAAGCTCCCACAGCGTTGATGAGGGAAATGGCGCTGTCGAACTTGTCTTCTACAGCGTTCATTCGTTCCTTGATTCTCCAAGTCTGGTAAGCAAGGATTGTGAGCAGCACACCGAACAATGCAAGTACGGCAGCCACGATGGTTGCTCCACCAACAATCAGTGAACTGATTGTTTGCTCGTAGTCATGGATCACTGTTCGGCATTCGGAACGGCGTAAACAGCAGCGGCTGTGATCACGCAAGCGCAAATGGCTGTCACCCATTCGCCCGGAGTGATGGCAGTTCCGCCAACAGAGTCAGCAGTTACGGCAGACGTGAGGACAACCGCTGCCGGTGCAATGAAAGCAACAATGGCTTTCCAGTACATTCCGATGTTCATCGTTTCATCACTCCTACGAATGCGTTGCGAGCTTGTGCGCTGCTGAAAAACAGCCTACCACGGGAGAACGCCGAACGCAGCACTTGAAGGGACTTGTCATTCGGAAGCATGAACACCTTGTCTGCTGTCATTTTTTCTGCCAGCAATGTCCATATCCATTCATTCTTGGGCCGCTTTTCCGAAACAAAGTGCTGCCCCGTGATCCGATCAATCCACCAAGAGAAGATTCCAGTTTCAGTTTCGATGGTTGCGTAATATTTGGCTTCGGGTGTCTTTTGCTTAACCATTTCCATATGGTTGTCCAAGAAGACGCCATCAACAGCATAGTCAGCGTACTCGGTGTTATCGATGAACTGCCCAATGCGGGTCTGGCGGACTTCCGCAGCGAATGCATGGTCACGAATCAGATGAACACAGATTACGCCGTCTCCGCGAATGATCCATTCCTGATTCTTCTTCGGGCGAATGTCCCACTCGATGAAGTAGGGGTTCATGATCGAGACTGTGTTGGAAATCATAAACACACGGGTTCGCTCTTGGTAGCGATCTACGGTGATGTAGAAGTCCATGAGTGCGCGAACCTCGTTTGGCAGGTAGTGCAAGGCACCCTTGTCGATGATGAACTCATCGAAAATGATCGTTGTTACCTTGGCATAGGAAACGGACTTCTTCTGCTGGCTATTGGAAAGCGCAACAAAGTAGCCGATGGTTTCCCACTTGTCCGCACCGGGACGCTTCATTTGGGCTTCGCCACCGTTTACACGGAAAGTGTGATCAGGAAACTGATCATCAATGTTATCTGCAATGTCAGCAAAAAATGACGTGCGGGTGTTGAGTTCCGTCTTGTAGCGGCGTAGCAGAATGAACTGCTCACCGGCTTTGATGGCTTTCTTGATGGCATGTTCCTTAGCGCCATAGGTTTTTCCATCACCACGGGGACCAATGACAACATTGAATACTGCGTTACGGGAAAGAATCGGCCCGTAACGGTAGAACGTTGCTGTCCCTTCACGGAACTTGTTGCTTGCAGCCATACCCTGATTCTACAGGCTTTTTCCATTCGCGCAACCGATTGCCGTAATAGGCTTGGCACAAGCCTTCATGGTCAGGCTCCAAATGACATATGCAATGGTAGAAGCGTGGGTGTCGTGAGCCACAGAACATTACACGTACCGTCTTGCCATCACGTCGAGCTTGCCCCAATCAAGGTAACGGTGGGTGGGGTGCAGATTTGGTCCGGGTGCGTCGCTTCCCACTTGCCCAATGGTGTGTGTGGAGTCAACGTACATTTCCACATGGTTGAACCGGTGCGTTGCAGAATAGTAGGCGTGGTAGAAGATCAAATCACCGGGAAGCAAACCTTCACCGGAAGCGATCTGTGAGCGTTTTGTGGTAACCAAGCGACCCTTCTTGTATTGCGCACCTGTCCACGATCCCACATCGATGCCTAGAACCTTCTTGTATGCCAGCCACATACAGCCAGAGCAATCCGTATAACCGGACTCGAAAGGATTCAACCGCCCGGAGCCTTGCGAATATTTCCAGTCACCAATATGCGCGATCACCCATGCTAGTACGCGCTCTCCGGGGGTATCGCCAAGATCACCGGGTTCAGGGTCGCCAGCATCCGGGCTGTCAACGTTACCGTCTTCTCCACTAATAATCCAGTTTCCGCCCGCAGTAGGCATTGCCACTGTTCTGCTTCCAAGATCACTGGTGATAAATAGCTGTGATCCTACAGCGGTTACATATGACGATGCTTCCACGTTTCCATAGGAAGGGTCTCCGCCGGGTTCCTCTCCGGTGGGTTCGCCAACGTCCCCACCAAGGTCAACACCGGAGCTATCCTCACCTGAAATGATTGTCTTGGCTTCCTTGTAACGTGCTTTCGACAATCCAAACCTAGCGTTGTTCAGGCAGTTGTTGTAAAGCCGGGTGAGCGTTGAGTTTGGTCCTGCCACGGAAAGTGTACGCTTGGCTGCCTTGGGTGACTGGTGGTACATCATGAGGAAGAAGATTGCTGCCTTGGTGTTGTCGTCAGGGTTCATTCCTAGGGAAATGGCAACACTCATGTACCTGTCGAAGTCTTGCAGCATTTGCAGGTTCTGTACCTGCTGGTGATCGAACAGGATAGGCTTTAGGCTTGTTGCTTCGGTTGCTGTGAGCATCCGGTTATCCCAAAACTCTACCGTGTCTGAATCAGGAGAGGGCTCTCCGTCAAAGTCCACAATGGCCTTGATGAAGCCGTAATGGTCGGATGCGCCATCAGTCGGCACGAGCGCTGCTGATACAACTGTTTGCTTGGTTTTTGTGAGGATATCGTCAATCCAATGCCCGGTATCGTCACCATGCAGACTTCCCACATCTGTATTGACAGGTGTAGTTCGTTTCTGCAAGCCAATCAACCCGCCGCGATTCTTGAGAATGTATTTGGGACTACCAGAAGACGTGTCCCAAGTGTTGAAGTCTCCGGCCAGAATGGAACGAGGAATGCCCTTTGCGTAGTCTGCGCAGTTCTTTGCTTCCTTTACGCGAATGTCTTCATTGTCCCCGTCTTGGTTGGAAATGAAGTGTGTGAGAAGATAATGGAAGCCATAACCAGTGGAGATTTGTTGCATGTGGTAGTCGATGACACGCTTGTCTCCTGCAATAGTCACCTTCTTAACGTCCAATACCTCATACAGGTCACTTCTGTAGTAGAGGCTATTGGAGTAAGCGCCAAGGCTGAATGACCAGTTAGCATTCAAGGCTTGCAGGTGAGTGAGAATGTATTGTCCGGGATTTCCACGATCATCGTCAGAGTTCACTTCTACTGCACCGAAAATGTCGCCCATCGAGTTGATTTTGGCAACGAGGGTGTCAATACGGTCAGGGAGTGGTGTAAAGCCTTCGGTGTCGTCCATGTAGTGTGCCTTGACGTTTCCGTAGGCAAGATTCACCGGAACCGCTGTGGGTTCGTATACGGTGTATTCCGCAAGATCACTTGCGAGAGTTTCCTCAATAATGTCAAGTGACCCAGGATCGGATGCTCCGATTCGCTGAATGAGGTTGGCTGCCCGTACTCCCGAGAGTTGGAAGCAACCAACGGTAATGGGATCGGACATGTTGATAGCATCGTATTGGAGGTTGGATTCCAACGTGCCTAGAGTCTTGAGCGCAAGGAGTTTAGCAGCATCATCCCAAATCATGGTTGCAGTCTACAGCAAAGGTCCGGCTACCGGTAGTCGATAGCCGGACCTTAGCACCCTAATGATCAATCAGGACGCTTGGTGATTGCAAGGTAGGTCCACGGAGGATATGGGGATGTGGTGACATTGTTGAAAGTGGTGTCAGTTTCCGTGTAAACCCATCCACTAATAACGTCACCTGCGGACAGATAAACGTCTTGTGCAACACTCGATGCCGCGTACCAACCCTCATGCGTGGCAGCGTTTCCTGCGATAGTGTTGGAGTTATCGGCAGCCGGTTGCAAGCCATTCTTGGTGATTGCGCCCATTCGGCGAACGTACGATGATGAGCCGTAATGCTCCCAACGCTGGTAGAACGTCACATCGTAGTAGCCTGCCTGCTGAATGGTGAACGTTCCTGCGGCTTCATTCACTGTGACGCCGTGCACACCAGTTGCGGCAGCAAAGCCAATCACCTTCGCCCAAACACCAGACGTGATTGCCTGCTGGCTAGTCTTGATCATGCGACCGCGCGTTGTGAGTTGCGAAGCGAGATATTCCAGCAGAGGAACATCATCAATCATGAGACTCGGGAAGTTGGCATCACCATTCGGAGTGATTTCACCGTGACTCCACACAATCCCGGCACTCTGAATGTAGGACATAATGGATTGGCGGGTTTCGCTATTGGGAGTGTCAACGAGAGCGGCAACGCCACTATCCGTCAAGCTCGCAACATCTTCGGCAGCAGCGGCAGCAGCGGCAGCGGACGTAGCGGCATTGGTGGCCTGCGTGGCAGCCGTGCCTGCCGACGCACTCGCTGCGTCAGCACTCTCCTGCATGGTGGTGAGCGCAGCGTTCACGGTTCCTTCAAAAGCTGTGATTGTCGCGTCTACTTCCGCATTCTTTGTGTCGAATGCGGTTTGCTGTGTTGAGGCAAGATCAGTGAACTGTTGATCGAGTTCACTACTCTTGGTAGCAAACTCGGTGTCAATGTTTCCGGTGACTTCGCTGAACTTGTCATCGATCTGCTGTGTGAAAACTTCAACGTTGGTTGCAGCGGATTCGTAGAGACCGTTGAACTTGTCTTCGAGACCGTTCTCAACGGTTCGCATGTGGTTGTTCAGCGTGTTGTGTCCGGCAATGATTTCACTGATCTTCTGTCGCATTGCGCGAATGACAGTGAGCATCGTGTCACCGTCCCGGTGACTGAACGGCTGAATGTCAGAGAGTGGGGAAAAAATACGGATACCCGAGCCCGAACGGACCATTTTGTTCGTTCCTTTCATTCATGTAGGAATCGTTGTTGTCCAGAACCATCATGAACAGCGGTTGCAGTTCATTCACAATCATCATGCCAACGTTCAGGAATGAACGTCGGTATTGCATGAGCAACGCTGCCGTGTGGCCTTGCGAGCCGGTTACGTGCGACGTGATGTTGCCTGTCATATTCAGTTGTCTGGTGGAATCACCAGTTCCCTGTGTAGTAGTGCTGCCCGTGCTTTGAGTGTTGTTGTCGGAGCCAGCACTCGCGTAATCCTTGTCATTGGACAAGAGCATTTGCGGGAAGTTGGACGAAACCAAGCGTCCCTTGGCGTCCGTGGTTGTCTCTCCACTGGTGGATTGCGCATCATGAGAACTTGCGTTCTCGGCGTTGGTGGTTGCCGATGTGTGCGTGCTGTCCTGTGTCTGGAAGGGATCGAACTGGTAGGTTTCCGAATGCAACAGTTGGTTGTAGTAAGGCATGATCTGCCGCATCTTTTTGTTCAGGTAGAACCTGAACATATCCTCAGTTTCAAATCCGATTTCCTGATGCCAGTAGTTGTCAAGGATGAGCCGATTGAGTCCGAAGAAGTGTTGACCGCTTGCATCATCGGTGACGTGATTGAACTGCCAATGCTTTTCATCATCGATGAAACCTCGTAGTTCCTCACGGAGAATCGGATAGTCTTCGGGTGTGAGTCCGAAGTCAAAGTTGGCATTCCACAAATCTTGCACCGTGATAGTGAAGGTTGCCATGTTACTTGTCCTTTCCCCTCACCATGCCGGGCCTAACCTCGGCTTCACCAGATTCAATGTCCTCTGCCGTGCTGGTGCCAATCGCCATGCCGGGCATATCGGCCATCGACTCGATGTTGACGTTCCACTCAACATGAACGTTGAGTCCCCATTTCTTATTGATCTTCTCGCAGGCTTCCAGCCTTTGATCAAGTGCAATGTTGCGTGCTGCGAGAACTTCGGAATCGTTGGCTGATACTTCGGATTGTACCAGTCGCTCACGCTTGTCCTGATTGGCGTTGTTGATTCCCAAGAAGGTCAGGCACTCATTCCAAATCTTCTTCTTGTCAATCAGAAGGTTGGTGATCAGCTCAGAGTCAACGTCCATGTTGAGCACTTTGAGGTACTTGTCCAGATTGTCCGCGAGTCCACCGGTCACATAGACAACGGGCTGGCCTTCATCTACCTGTCGGTACATTTCTTGAACGGACTTCTTGGTTTCCATGTCCGCTGCAAGGACGTATGGGTGCCGCATAGCTTTGGCGTTGATTTCAACAGTCCTGTCGAAGATTGCCATTCGGCGAGTGTAGATACTGATCATATCCAAATCAGGCTGGCGAAGGAAGTTAGCCCAAATGGGAACACCTTCATCAGCAGGAATGGTTAGGCCATCAACACCCTTGGTGCTTCCATTTCCGTACAGGTGGAACACGGTGGGATCGAAGTACATATCCAACGGTCCCGGTGCGCTCATGCGAACCGCAAGGAACTTTTTCCATTCCTCGTGCTGGAAGAACACGACACCGGCGTACCTGAACAGCGTGAGTTCAAGGTATCGGACTCGCACGTCGAATCGTTCATCATCTTCAAAGCCTGTCCATTTGAAGCGATTACAGGCTAGTTCCGTAAGGTAGCGAAGATAGAATCGCTCGATGAGGTTGATTTGATCACGGCCCGGATTTGAGCGGAAGTCTTGGTACATGCCACCAACATAATCGGTGGGCTTGATTGCGCTCACAGCGTTACCCCTGTCAATGGCTCGTTATCCGCCATATCGATGCTACCCATTTCGTTCGGGTTTGTCCACACGGTGACACCCTTTTCAAAGATGCCTCGAATGGCCTGCTTGAAACCCTCCGGACAGGCAGCGGAAGTGATGTAGGTTTCACGGAGTTTCCAGTATGTGAACTTGGTCATGACTCCGAATGTGGGTGGCATCTGGCCGAACCGGTTGATTGCGTAACCGTATCGGAGCCAGTATTCGCCAATGGTTGCCATAACAGCAGGCTGTAGGGTCTTGAACTTGGTGAAGATTCCCCACTTGAATGCTGCAATGTTGAACGCTTCACCACCCATCTGCCCGGAGGTTGTGGGTTGAATGAGCTTGGCGTCCTGCACCCTTGCGTTGATTCCTGCGATTTCGTTGGCGTAGTCACCGTGTGCAGCGAAGTTGCCGTATTCACGGTTCGTGTCTCGCGCATACAGGGAGTTGTTGTAGGCAAGGCTAGCATTCTGTGCCATGTTGGCGGCCTGTGCCCCGGTGATTGCCATTTGCGTTGCGCTGTCCATGCCCGCAGAGGCAAGGCCCATGCCCATATCGGCAAGCCCGCTTCCAGCCTGTACAACGGCTCCCCCGACGCCACCGATACCGTTGAACCCACCGATGAAGTTACGCATTCCACCGAGAGCAGCCTGTGCCATCCGGTTGTTGTTCATGTAATCAGTTTGCTGGAATGCAAGGTTCTGCTGGTTGCCGGATTGCCAGAGTGCTGTATTGGCTGCCATTGTTGCTTGATTGTACCCTAGCTGCACTCCCGCCATTGCACGCTGCTGCGTCCATTCAGCATTCTGATATGCGTAAGCGATCCTGTTGGCATTGGCTGCCATGTAGGACAAGTACCCGTTGTTCACCAGACTGAACATTGGGAAGTCATGAATGCCTGTAGTGAAATCAAGGAACTCTGAACGGTCATTGACAGCCGAGAACCCTTCATCATTCTTCATATCGGCAAGTGCTTCCGCGTCTGACTGGTATTGCCTACCGTTGTACTTGAGAGGGTAGATCACAATGCGCGGATTGGGTGGTGCAAGGTGATATGCGATCTGCGTGTACAGAAGATCGGTGGCGATACACTCGGGTTTCAACAGGAGTGGTGCGCTGTTGTACGTGGTGATCTCAATGGCAGCGTATGGGAACACCTTGAACTTTTCAAGCCGTGAGTATCGTTCAGGGATTCCGAACTTTTCTCTCGGATCATCTAGTGTGATTCTCTTTGAGATTGGTCCAGGGTCGCTGCTCACATCACGGCAGGTTACGGTTCCCACGGTGGTGTTGTTGGTGAAGTTGTTCCAGAAGTCGCCGGGAAGCAAGGTGATGCTCATAATACCTTGTGTCATCCACGGTGTGTTGACCATTTGTACCATTGCGGTTCGGAAGTCCTGCACGTCTTGGAACAAGTACATTGCCATACCGTTAGGCAGACCTTCAAATGTTGATCCCGACGCGGACAGCAGGTTTGGTGAATCTACCGTTCCGGGATCAATGTTCAGGTCGGTTGTTGAGGCTACGAGAACGCTTGCCGTGTCTTTCTTGGCGAGCGTGTATTCGTAGGCTGCACTGATCACGTATTCATTGCCAACGTCGAAACCTTCGGGAACCGTAAGGTATTCCCTGCCATGATCAGCGAACTGATTCTTGTTGGCGATCCCGATATGCCCGCGCTCGATGTAGCACTTTCCGAACGTGATGAACCGTGAGAAGGTCTGCCACACGTCCAACTGCAACGTCAACTGCGTGGTGTTCGGAGAAAGGTACACCACGTTGGTAATGAAGTAGTAGAACGTGCGTGGTACGTCATTTGTGATGGGCTGTGCAGGGTTGTACACACGGAGGTAGTTGTACATGTAGCAAGCATTGAATGGTAGATCGAGCTTCACCGGTTCGTTGGCCTTGCAGTACGACACAGTAGTGAACTGTGGTCCTGTCACTGTGGCAAGGTAATCGTCAAGCTTCTGCTGTGTGTCGAAGTACACAATGTCACGGTAGTCACTGTTCCAGCGCACATTGTGCAAGGAAACATGCGAACCGGCTGACCACACGGCATAGTTGAAACCTTGTCCCGCGTCGTGCTCGATGGCTTCACCGTACGGAGGATTACTCACAGCAACTCCTTCATGTTATTCCACACATCACCAGTCACAGCGCCATCAGGGAACATGCCACGGGCTTTCTGATATGCCCGTACGGCAGCCTGCGTGAGAGGACCGAAATCACCATCAACAGTGATTTTCTTGAAGTTGCCTCCACTATAACCGAGCTTACGGAGAACGGTTTGTACCTTGGCCGTGGTCGGGCTGATATCCTTCCCGCGCCATGCGTACAGATAATCAGGCTCTCCATCGATAACGAGCGGCTCATAAATGCCGAGAGCCGCAGAACCACGGTTGTGCATCATATCGTAGATGCGGGTGAGTCGAGTTCCACCGTAGGCATTGCCTCGGGACTCGAAGATCATAGTTTTTCCGTGGCGATTCTTGCCAGCGTTGGCAAAGATATGCCCAACCTTGTTATTGTGTGCGGGATTGTTGAACAGGACGCCGATTCCCATGAAAGGCCAATCAACATTCTTTCCGCTCCACTTATTGCACTTTGCCCATTGGAGCCACGAACCGTCACCGAACTCAGGATGCCCAAGATCACTCATGATCATTTGCAGAGATTCGGAACAATCAGTGAAATCGGGCACTTCGCTGGTCAGATCATAATCAGCGGGATTGTTCTCGGCACCGAGCTTGTATTTCACTCCGAGAAGCGAAAGCATCAGGTGTTGTGCGAGTCTTGCGTCAGCCATTTCCTTTTCCTTTCAGACGGATAATCACAGTGTACAGGGGAATGCCCCGTGTCGCACCCCTCAGAAGCGACACGGGGCATTCTTCGGCTGATAGCTCAGCCTACCCACCCATCCCGGCTGCTAGAACGGGTGAGGGTCAGGGGACAGTCACCGTGACCGTGTAGTCAACGGCGTCACCCTCACCGGGATCAACCGACACAACCACAACGTAGCCAGTCTCAGTGGCCGTGACGGTCTTGGTGACGTTGGCAGAACCAACCACGTCCACAAGCACCTTGGCCTTGGTCACAACGGTACCGGTAGCCAGTTCCAGCGTGTACGTGGTGGTTTCGGGATCAACAGCGTCCACAGAGACACCGGCGATCTTGATTCCTGCGAGAGTGCCGTACACCGGCCACATGGCCTGCACGTCGCCTGCCACGGTGAGCACAACGTCAGACGTGATGCCATCGAGACGCGGGTTCGTGGGATCGATGAACGTGGTGATCGCCGTGACCGTGATGCTATCGGCTGCCTCGTCCTGGCCAACGTACAGGACACCGTTGTTGGTGATGTACGTGTGGTGGGATTCGTTGCCGGTAACAGCGTACGCGACACCCACGTTGCCACCCTCCGGATCGGTGGTGACTGCCGTATCGAGCGCGTAAATGGCACCCCGGTTGACGGTGGTGACAACGTTACCGTCAGCGTCGGAAACAACGGTGTCAGCAATGCTCGACACGGTGAAGTCCTCTCGGAGAGTGATGGTTTGCATTTCGGACGTGAGCATGATCGCGGGAACGAACCGGCTTGCCGAAATGATCTGCCAGTGGTGCAGGAAGAAGTTTTCGTACAGCCCGGCAGGGTTCGGCTGATTCCGGTTTTCCAGCAGGGTATCGAACACCATGAAGAAATCCTTGGTGGTCAGAATGCCCTGACACCCATCGATTCCGAAATACTGATCCGGAAGTGCAATGGTGCGATCCCATGACGTGTCGGCCTTGTCGATGTGGAAGATGGGCGCGAGACCGTCCACGTCAATGCTGGCAAGGAAGTTCGGCGTGCCGATCAGCGTGAGTTCAGTGGGCTGTGCCGCAACAGGCATGTGCGCAGCGTTGAACTCCCGAGAAAGGTACGGAAGCTTCATTGCCATGCTCTTGATTGTCTTGAGCGCGGAACGTGCCTCGTACTCGCCGGTGTTGAGTTCCGAGAAATCCGGAACCTGCATCTTGTAGAAGCCGCCGTTGCTCTCGTACTCACGGAACAGGTTGGTCATGAGCAGGAACTCATCCCACTGATCCGACTTGAGTGGCGCGTCCATGATCTGAGCAATGAGCTGCGAAAGCCCACCCTCATTCAGGAAAGCCCTACGGAGCAGCTTCTCGTTGACCGTGATCTTGTAGAAGTTCTCACGGTTGACCTTGTGGAAGTTGACCTCCACAGCGGGACGTTCCTGCCCGAACAGAACCTTTTCCCCGTAGTCACGGTCGGCGCTGTACTCATGAGCTTCGAGCATATCCGCCATGTATTCCTCAATGGTGTCACCGAAGGTCATGAGACCCTTCTTGTACACAGCGAACGGGTTCGTCCAACTCTGCGTGCGAGCGTAGACCTGACCAATGCGGTTGACGAACGTGTTGATGAACTCGTTCCATGCGGGACGGTAGTTCATGAGGTTGTCAACGGCTTCCTTGATGGAAGACTGCGAAACCTCGGGAATACGGTTCTGGTATTCCATGCTGGCTTCATTGCGGATTGCGTCCATGACTTCCGCATTCGACAGGTCTCGAAGATCGAGAATGTCCTTTTGCATTACTTCTTTCCTCTCGGAGTGAAAAGTCCGGCAATACCGGTTGGTTTGTTGTCGTCCGGATCAGGAAGCGGTTCAGCAGGCTTGGCCGAAGCTTTAATCGTTAGATCGTAGTTGGCTGCCTTTAGCTTGGCAATCTCGGCTTCCTTGGCCGTGATCGACGCTTCCTGTTCGGTAATACGGTGTGTTGCACCGTCAAATGCGGTGTTGCTGGCACTCCACGTTTCGCGAATCCCATCAACGATTTCTGTGGGGAGAGCAGGTGATTCTCCCTCTGTGTAAGGGCTCAACTTGTCGAGCCATTCCTGCATACTGTCAGCCATGCCTCAAAGGTACAGCGAAATGCCCTGCCGTGCAAGCACGGCAGGGCATTTCTGTGTTGTGGCGAAACGGGCGAAACAAGTATCCCATGCAACAGGGTGAGCTACCCGGCAGGGTATCAGCCCCAGCGAAGCCGGATAGTCATACAGGCTCGCGATCCGGACGCCACGTCTAGTAGTTCAGAGAACCGTCTCCGATTCCCTTCTTGAGATCGGCCTTGTCCTTGTCGGTGAGGGACTTCCAGTCACGCATGAACGTGGTGGTGTCCGGGTAGCCGAAGTAGTTCTTAACATCGACGGGCTTGGCGTCAGCCATGATGTTTGCAGCCTTTCTTGTGGTGGTTGTGATGGGCAGTTTATCCACATACCCGGGTGTTTACTACCGAGTTGGAGGAGGTTACTCGGCAGCGGGCTTCTCGACCTCGTACGACACGCCGTTGGCGTCCAAGTAGGCCTTGACGCAGGTGGTGATCATTTCGGACAGGTTCTGGCGAACCGTCCAACGGTACTCGTCCAGAGCCTTGAAGACGTTCTCCGGCATGGTGCAGGAGACGGCCTTGTTCGGGGTCTTCGGGGTCTTGACGGTCTTCGGAGCAGCCATTTCAGCAGCCTTTCGTGATGTTGTGGTTGCCCTGTTGCAACCTGACAAGCTCCATCCTATGCGTCCACAAGTTCGGTGTCAAGCTCCCAAGCTGGATTTTTCAAAGTGAACTCCGTCTCCACCAGTACCACGCCACCGGGCACGGTCTTGGCTGTGAGCTTGCCCCGGAGCTTGTGATCGTTGTAGAAGTCGCTGAACGTGATCTGCCGGGCAATCTCCAAAGGCACGCCTGCGATGTGCGTGGAGTAGCCACAGCCCTTGGCGTGTGAGCCGTCCTTGTCTCCTAGTGCATAGGGTGGCTCCACGTTGCAGGTGCACCGGATTGGGTGATCTGTGTACCGTTCAGAATAGCACTTGGCTCGGACATAAATGGCAGAGTCGAAATCCATTTCATGCTTCCATGCTCCAAGCCTACTCTTGTCAATGTCCAAGCCGTCAGGGTTGGCGTCAACAAAAAGGTGTAGGGAATCGGTGTCAGCATAAGCGAATACATTGTAGTTCTCCTGTGCTGCCCGGATCGTTAGATCACGAGCGTATGATGTGATGAACACCCCCATCGGAGTGTAAACAGGGCTTCTCATTTCTTCGGGGCCGAGAAGAAGCTTCACCATGTTGTCCTGTAGAACAGGGAACTTACCTGTTACGTTAGGATTAGTGGCGAACTTTCCGTAAAGCGAGTTCAAGTGAAGCTTGGCAATCTCACGCATACCACCCTCCGTGGTGGCCTTAACTTGCATCCACTTGTCGATGTATTCCTCAAACACACCACGCATTCCAGCAAACTGCCACGCGCCATCCCATGAGAGAATGTCCAGATCGTAATGTTCCTGCCACAACGCGAGGTCAACGTTCGTACAACTCAACGTGACAGGATCATCAATTACCTTCTGGTATTCGCTAGCTCCGAACAGAGGGGAACCTTTGATTTGGATACAGGGAAGGTGGCCGGGCTTGAGTTTGGCAGTCAATGTGACGGTAACAATGAATAGTGGATACTCTGGCGTGATTTCTGGCTTTCCGTCACAGTAGATTGGCATCCCGTATGGGAGAACACGATCATACATGATATAAGGATAGAGGCTATTAACGTCAAACACCTTACCCTTACGGTGCTGCACCTTTCCTCTCCATCGTTCATCAGCATATGTCCAACCTCCACGGTAGGCTCTCCTGACTTCCTCATCCATCGTTGGCGACAGGACAGGGAAAATACGCTCAAAGTATTTCTTACCGAAAATGTCCTTGAACTCTGCCAACGAATCGGCTCCCACGGTCAATCGTGTCATACCCTCATCAAGTTGTTGCTTGAGTGCCATTGCCACGATGCGAAGATCGCGTGCTAGATAGTCCGCTTCCTCCACTGTGATCTTGTGCCCTACAGGACGATGAGCGTGGTAGTCAATCTCGCCCTTGGTCATGGGTAGTTTGAATGCCTTGGCGATCCGGGCAACGGTCATGGGGAGCTTCTTGAGACTATCACGGAACTCTGTTACACAACCGTTTGCCCACCGAACGGTAATCGTGTAGAACTTGCCCATGTTAGAGATTACGCAACTGAACTCACGCTTCATGAGTCTTCCCTCATGAAGAAACCGATATCCGTGGCGAAGCAAGAAGTCGATTATGAAGATGCCATCGAATGCGAGATTGTGGAAGTAGATGATGGCATTTTCGATCATGGAGGCATGATCACAGAATGATTCAATGGTTGTGTCCATATCCACTGTCAACAGTGGATCATCAATCTCCACCAATCCCCATGCCCATACTCTACAATCGAGTGGATCGGTGGTTGTCTCGAAGTCAGCTACCAGCCTAGTCGAACTTGAGCCCTTCCGCCCATTCGATGAGACGGTCATAATCTTCCATTGCCCTATCAGCCGCAGTTTTGATATGTGCCCGTTCGGCTCGACCGAACATCTTCATCATGTACTCATAGTTCAAGGACGCATCATTCATGAACTCGGTATAGAACAGAAGTGCCGCGAACTGATCATCCGAAAGAGCATTGACCCGATCACGTTGAGTAGGTGGCTGTTCAGGCTCCTGCCGAACCGTGTCAATAAGATCAACCATTTGATTCCACTGTTGCTTTCCTGCCGCAACCTGCTGGTGGAAGTAATCATCATTGTCACGTTCCTTCATCTTCTCAATCATCTTTTCCAAGGAAGCTTCACGATCAAACTGTTTAGCTTCCCTGTTTACAGGCTTCGGTGTGTTCACAGCCGGGTTAACCATTTGCGGGTGACTAGCAGCTTTCATCGCCTGCCAAGCCTCAACCGTCATACCATTCGGCAACCGAACGTCCTTGAGTTCTTCAAACATGCGTTGGTTGCGACTATTGGCTGACTGTTCAAGCTTCTTGTACTCTTGCCATCGTGAGCGGTCAATCGGTGCACCACGGGAACCAGCAACAAACTGCTGCTGCCGGGACAGGAAGCCTTGCAACTGCTCATGATATGTTGATAGCTCATCGGCGGAAAGCCTGCCGAGAGCCTTTGTTGAACGTCTAGGGTCAAAGCTAGTACCGGTAACCAAGGCACCCGTGTTACGCTTCACACGGGAAATCTTCTTGGTGACCAATGTGCGGAGACGCTTAATCTCGGCCTTGAGTTCATCATTCCCTGTCACAATAAGCCCTTAGAAGAAGTGACAGGGACCGGGCAGAACCGGTCCCTGTCAAGTGTGCACCACAGCAGGCTAGCACCTACTTCTTGGGCTTGTCCTCCACCGGAGCAAGCTTGATCGTCATGAACCGGTAACCCGAGCGACCCCGCTTCTCGTCCACGATCACGGGAACCGGAGCTTCCCAAGTGGACGGATGACCGAGCAGTCCGGTGTAGACCTGCAAGGACTTGAACAGTCCATCACTGATCGCGTGGTACGCGGTTCCGTCCGCATCGATGAGGATGGTACGGAGGATCGGAACTTCCTCACCGGTATCCGTGTCGATCATGGTCGTGGACTGCAACGCGAAGTTCTTGAGGTTGATGGTTTCCCGCAGGTGGTCAGCCACCGGCTCGGATTCCGTGATGGCCTGCAACAGCGCCATCTTGGTTGCCGGATCGCTGGAATCCATCGTCGAGTAGAACGACATGTTCTGCCCGTTGACGGAAGCGATCTTGGCAAGCACATCATCAGAGGACACGACCCGACGCGCAACCTCGTTGCCCTTGGGTTCGGCAGCCTGATCAGACATTTTGAACTACCCTTCTGCCAACAACGTTGGCTGATTTGTGCCCGGAACCTCCGAACACATTTTCTTGATGAACTCCGGCCAGTGATCTTCCGGCAGGACTTTGATGATGCTATCAGCATCTTTCGGGCACGTCAACACCACACCCGTTTGCACATGCTCCGCCTGCAACGTCGCACGCTCCCTACCAGAACGCAAGCGACGGAACGTAGCAGTGACAATCCAATCCTGTGCAGTAGGTTCCCCGCCATACTCATTACCCTCATGAGCCACGAGGACCATACGGAACAGGAAGTCCGAGTTACGAGAGATTGCTGTCATTGCCACACGCAATCAAACGGTCCAACA